CAACTATAACAGTCAGCCCGGTAAAGTCATAATTCATAACATTTCTCTTCGTAAGATTGAGGATGTCACTGTTAATTGGACCGGAGCATGGTCCAGTTCGAGAACCTACTATCCGAACGACGGTGTCACCTATCAGGGTCGTTCTTTTGCTGCGAAGAGCAAGCACTCAAACCAGACTCCTCCGACAACTGGAACGAGTAATACGTACTGGTATCTTGTCTCTGACAAGGGTGTTTCTGCCGGTACTTTCACCCTTATCACAAGTGACGACACTAAGCTCATATGGGCTGGATCAACAGTAGATTGTACGATCAGTTCTGGAGCATGGGGAGTCATCGGAGGATACTCACCACAGAAGTATGGAGCTGGAGCTACACTTAGCTATAATCCTCCCGGTACATACGGTACTGCTGAACAGTTCATGGTGGCTCTAGATACTAACCCTAACTATACTGATAACTATCCCGCCTTCGAGTATGCTTTCTATCATCACTGGACCGGAAGCGCGTTCCAATGGGTAATCTATGAAAGTGGTTCAGGAATCACTAGTGGAACTTGGAGTGGTTCAGAGACTTATTCCATTAAGTACGATGGTCAGTACGTAATCTACTACACTGGCTCACTTGAAGTACGCCGTACTTATGTCGGCCCGGGAAAAATGTTCGCCTTTCAGGTAGCTTGCGCGGATCTGTGCAGTCTACGGAACCTGGCTTTTGGTCCTGGTGGCGGAGACGGTCTTAACGGCGGTAGCTTCACTCCAGTCATGTCTTCTGGTATGATTCGTACTCCGACTGGAGGTTTCAAGCGGACTGCTGCCTACACAGGAGGTTCCTGGGATCAGCAATTTTATTCCAAGGAGATGATTAGGAACGCGAGGGTTAGTTTCAGACCGGTGGACAATGTCTATGCCTGCATGGTCGGACTGAACGGTAACGTGCCGACAGCAGACTACGCTAGTGACCCTAGTTATGCTTCTCTTGACTATGCCTTTTATCTGACTGGTTCAACCGCTCTGCAAATCTACGAAAGTGGAAACGGTCGCGGTACTGTCGCTAGCTATGACCCCACGTCGGTTCTTTCTATTGAAAACCGTGACGATCTAGTATTCTACCTAAAAGATACTAGCGTAGTCTATGTTTCTCTACTCCCCACAACTAACCTCATGGGTATAGATAGCTCCTTTGTAAATCAGTTTGCAGAAGTCGCCGACGTTGTGTTCGGGACGGCTCCGCCGGCTCCTGATCTGTTTGAGTTCGGTCTTGCGACTCTCACTCGTACCGGAAACAACTGGCAGAAGACTGGAGGTGTGAACAACACCTGGGATAGCGCATTCTGTTCCTCTAAGGGATACTCAGGAGCTCAGCTAGCGGTGACTGTTGTCGGCACCTCTACTCATATTTTCTTAGGGCTAGATAATCACAGGAGTACCGCTAAAGATTATACCGATTCAACCTTCGCAATATATTTCCAGGCGGGGTCAATCGGTTTCTGGTATAATGGGACTTCTGAAGCAGCCGGACCTGCTTACTCAGTAAGTGATGTCTGGGAAATTCGTCATCAGGGAACTAAGATCCACGTCCTTCAAAACGGGATCTTTATCTACACCTTCGCTACTTCTGTTCTAGCAAGCGATAAGTTCTGGGCTCATTCGGCATTCTATGAAGCTTCTAGTAGTCTGAATAATGTCGCATGGTCGGTAGGAGGGCAGGACGGGTCTAGACAGGTCACCAAATTCATTCGTTCAGCCTCACCCCCGTCAACTCCTACGGGAGCTAATCCTAGTGGATGGACTGATGGAATTCCGTCAGGTATTAATCCACTGTATGCTGTGCGAGGTACTATCAACTATGCTGGTGCTCTCGTAGGTGTGTGGTCAACTCCTCAGCTACAGGCGAATCAAGTTACCCCGACGAGTTGGGCGAGCGGTACGACTTACTATCAGTATCAGAGAGTCTTCTACAACGGAGGGACCTATTCACTATCTGTTTCGAGTGATACAGGTCATGCTCCTTCAGGTGACGCGAACGCTAATACGTGGTGGGACGTAGCCGCTGCTCCTGGTCCGCCAGGAACTCCAGCCTCGCCTCCGAGTGGATACACGCACACCTTCACGCTCACAAGTGCGACAGGACTGTTTAATATTCGCACCGCATCTGACGCGGCAGGGTATCCCGGCGGTGCGGCGACGATTACAGTCAACGTCAATAGCGGAATCACACAGCAAGGTTCGGCGGGTGCTAGCGACGGAGGAAACGGCGGTAACGCGATCGACACAGGTACTTGGCCTTCTGGTATAACCCCGAGCATCACTATCAACGTCAACAGTGGTGGTATCGTCAGGGCCGGAGGCGGAGGAGGCGGTGCCGGTAACAGCGGAAGCGGTGGTGCCGGAGGTGATGCAATCTACTGTCGCTGCCCGATAACTGTCGTTAACGCGGGGGCTATTCAAGGCGGCGGTTACGGTGGTATCGGTGGTAACTCCGGACAAGATAAGTTCGGTAATATGCTCGGTGGAGGTGGAGGCGGCGGCGGTTTCCCGAATGGCGGCTCTGGCTCTGGTGGCGCTGGCGATCTAGGTTCTGGCGCTGCTGGTTCCGCTGGCACAACGGGAGGAGGAGGCGCTGGAGGCGCGGGTCAAACTGGTACTATGGGAGGAGGCTCTTTCCCCTCTGGTGCCGGTAACTCTGGCGGCGGCGCTGGCGCGAATGGATTCTCTATTCGCCACAATGGTAACACGGTCACTTATTCGGGTGGCGGTACGTTAAGCGGGTCTAACTCATGATAGAGTATCAGGAACTGACTGAGGGTATGGAAGTTGTAGTCAGCGACGGAAAGCCCGAACCTGATGAGCACATGAGTCTTCCATGGAGACAATGGAAGAGCCATAACTTCACCGGCACTGTTCTAGCTGTACGTGAGACAGAAGCTGACATTGATGACGGTAACGGAACCACGTGGACGATCTCCCGGACTATTGGTCATACTCTTACGCCGACTGATCCTACTGACGACCAGATGAACACCTTCTTCCACGCTCAGATTGACACTCAAGCCGAAGCTGCTAGGCAGAAGCTGTCCATCACTTCGCCGGGGCAACTCGCGGTCTATGACGAGATGAAGAAAGAAGCTTTGGCTTGGAAAGAGGGTACCAGTCCAAAGGCTCTACCTTATCTTCAAGTCGTGGCAGAAGCCCGAAAGCTCTCTGTAGCGAAAGTAGCTGAGTCTGTTCTCGCAAAGGTCGAAGAAGTTCGGCAGGGAAATCTTCTTATCGAGAGTGAGAGGGTGAAAGCCAAACTCGCTGTCGCTAAAGCAAAGTCCAAAGATAAAAAAGAACTAGCCTCGTCGGTTGACTGGGCAAAGATAATAGGAGTCTGATATGTATCTCATTTATTACGCAGTACCCGGACAGGCTTCTCTTTATCAGCTAAGTCATCCTTCGGTTATGGACGGGGTTCTTTCTGTCACACTCACTCAAGAAGGTCCGGGTGCGCCTCCGATTCCAATCACTCGGGTTACGGCCCCGCTGAGTCTTCTCGCTCCTGATCTTGATACGTCAGTATGGGACTGGCTCATCAGCGAAGATGGTCCGTACACTGGCGGTTTCTTGGTACCTAACGATCAGGTTCCCTTCCGATCCAAGCAGATTGATATGCTCCAGGCCGTTAAGAATACGCGCAATCGCCTTCGCAATGGTGTAGCACCAACTCCTTCCGGACCTGTTGATATTGACGTTGATGGTCGTCTCAATATCTCTGGCGCAGTTCAAATGGCCGGACTTCTAGGCGCTGACTTCGATGTAGATTGGACAATGGCTGACAACACGGAAGTGACTCTCAACGCTACAGAAATGATCACTATGGGTGTAGCGGTTGGTCAATACATCAATTTCCTACAGGCTCATAAGAGGACACTCTCTGCGAGCGTCAACGCAGCCACGACTACTGAAGAACTCGACGCGATCGACATCACAGCAGGATGGGTGCCTGAGTAATGCCGGGATTTCTCCAACGTCAGTTGTTCATACTCAAGGCGTTTCTTCGCATAGTGGATCTTGTTGCGTGTTTTCTGTGGCTCGCGCCTTTGTACGCAATTAGTCCACGCTTTGCTGATCGCCCGAATGGTCGTCAGTTGATTAGCTGGTACGTTGGGAAAGCCGCCTACAATAATGCTCCGTGGGCACTAAGAGTCGAGAAGATCATCGATTGGCTAGCTGTGAAAGTTGGAGATCAACCTCTACACTGTCGCCATTCGTATGACTTCTACAAGCCAATTGACACTCCAGATTAACTACTTGTCAGTCTCCGTTCTTCGTGGTATGAGGAAGGTTCCTTAACTAGAGGAGTTAGTAATGGGTGAAGTTTCTAAAAACTGGTGGGAGTCCAAGACCATTTGGACACAGGTAATCGCCATGGCCTTTGCTCTAGGTTCTGGGCTCAAGTGGTGGCCTCAGGATCTTGACCAGACGCAGGTCATGGCTGCCGTCATGGGAGTCGTTGGGGTCATTACCATCGTCTTCCGCTTCATGACCCATAAGCCGATCGCCCAAGGGACGAGCGCTACGTAATGCTAATGCAGCTTGCTCTGGGAGGAGGGCTCTTAGGAGCTCTCCTCCTGGCGGTCCTCCTGTTGGTGAAAGTCAGCAAGGGTAGAGGTCGTGCCGAAGGAAAGCTTGAATCGACCAAAGACCTTATTGAAGTCCAGAATCGTGCAAACGAGGTCGTCAATAAGCAGAATGAAGTAGCGGCTGAGCACAACGCAGAAGTCGTCAAGAAGGTGGAGGAAACGCATGAAATCCATGATCGCCTCAATACTGACCCTGAGTTTGCTAAGCGGGTGCGCGACCGATTCACCCGGCCCGATTGAGCCTATCAAGCCAGTCGTACAGATACAAGATACTTACTGCTCCACGTACATTCCGGTTTATACTTCGGTGAAAGACACGGAAGAGACGAAGAAGCAGGTAGACAAGAACAATGCCGTCTGGCTTGTTCGCTGTGAGGATAAGACTAAATGAGTGTCGTTGACGCATCTAGGATCGCCTTTGCCACGTCGGAGTATCGCTCCACAGTCGTCGAAGATTCGGCTGTAAAGACGCGTCATCCTCTAGCTTCAGAGCTTGTCTTCAGTTCTCTTATCAAGAACGAATCTGACGCTATCACGTTCGGGACCACAGTCCTAGGTCTCCGTAAGCTGGACCGTTGGTCCTGGACGTGTCTTGTCACCAGAAATGATTATCCTAACCTTGAAGTCGGGCAGACGATCACCATAACTTATCCGCGATTTAGTCTTTCTGCCGGAAAGAACTTTATCGTGAAGCGCCTTAAGATTGATGCTAACAGCCCCTATTACGAACTCGATCTGTTTGGACCGCAATAATGAGCATCTTCTTCGCGCAGCCTATTGAGCAATTTCCCAAGGATCTGGCATTCGTCACGACCCCTTCGGCCACGAATGCAGATGCTAACTTCCCGGCCGCGAACCTTATAGGCTTTGATCCAACTAAGGCCTTCAAGACTACGGCTAACTCTACGGTCATTACATGGGACTTCGGTCTTAACAGAGAGTTTGATGTGGTGGAGTTGCACCACTGTTCGTTCAGCTACAAAGCTCTGTGGATTGTGGAAGGTTCTCTGAACGGTACTGTCTGGACGACTCTACGTAGCAGCTTTCCGGCGAGCGCGCATCTGACGTCGGTTCCAGGCTCATGGTCTGGGGAGATTAATGATCCACGACGGTCGATTCTCAACAGAAACAAAGCGCTCTATAACTCAGCCACCGTCCAGACTTTCCGCTACGTGCGGGTCACGGTAACGGGTGACGCGACCCTTGACCCCACGTTCACGATTGGTCGTCTGTTCGTAGGTAAGAAGTTCGTCCCGACTACTGGCTGGCAGTATGGCTCAAGTATAACCTTCACCGACCCATCTCAGCGTGAACGTACTGAGCGCGGTGCCTTGGTCACAGAACCAAAGGATGTGATCATTTCAGCCTCTGTCAAATTGGACTTTCTTTCCAAGGCAGAGATGTACGACTACATATACGAGTTCAATTTCTGGCGCGGTGGTGCTCGCGAACTTTTAGCTTGCTTAGACGTAGAAGATACTGTAAGGTTACAAAAGAATATCTTATACTGTACGATTGCTGAGGGAAGAACCATCACTTACGATGCGTTCAACACCCACAGTCAAACGTGGATACTAGAAAGCATTGTGTGACCCCGACAATCATAGACTCAGATGAGAAGAAGGCGTGGGTTCTAGGCAGAGTGCCGCCGCACGTTTTTAACGCCCTTACAGAGCTCCCCGGTAAAAAGCGGTACGTGGCCGGTACGCCGTACTTTGAGCTCTCGAGGAGCAACCTAGAGTTCCTCGATAACCGTCTGGAGGCCGTCATTTGGCGCGGCCCTGCTGCCAACCTAATTCAAGACTTTCGCAAGATGCGAGAGGAAGAACGCGAGACTCGGAGCAAGCGCTACGAGTTACTCGCCACAGTCGCTTTCCCGTACAAACATCAGCCCTACACTCACCAGAATCATGCCTTCTCGCTCGCACGTGGGAAAGTTGCATTTGGCTACTTTATGGAGCAGGGCACCGGAAAGACCAAAGTCACCATTGATGACGCTACGGATATCTACTTGAACGGCGGCGACAACGGAAAGATCGACACCCTGATTATCATCGCACCTAACGGTGTCCACGCACAATGGGTGAATGAGCAGGTTCCGGAGCATATTAGTCCTGTCGTCGAATGGTGCGGTGCATACACTGTTGCAGCCCCCACTCCCGAAGAGGGCCGGAGAATGGGTAAAGCGCTAGCCTTTAAGCAAGGTCTCCGGATTATAGCGATTCACATAGACATGATGTCCTATCCGAAGGGTGTGAAACTCCTAGAGGATCTGTTGATGTCTTCCAACGCGATGTTGGTAGTAGATGAGAGTAGCCGGATTAAGGATTCTAGTTCCAAGCGTACCAAGAACCTTCTCAAGCTCAGCAAGCTGGCAAAGTATCGTAGGATCTTGACCGGAACACCTATTTCCCAGGGAGTGGAAGATCTGTACTCACAGTTCAACTTCCTGGACCCTCACATTCTGGGGTTCAACAGCTTCTTCGCTTTCCGCAATCACTTCTGTCGCATGGGCGGGTTCCAAAACAAGAAGATCGTCGGGTACGTGAACGAGGACGAACTCAAGAAGAAGATTGACTCCTATACGTATCGCGTACTCAAGGAGGATTGCCTGGATCTTCCGGAGAAGAATTTCATCCGTCAGGAAGTGCTGTTCACGCCAGAACAGGCCGAAGTTTACAAGCAGATGAAGAAGGATTTCTTCCTTGAGCTGGACGGAGGAATTCTAACTGCGAGGATGGCGCTCACCAGACTTATTCGCCTCCAGCAGCTTATCGGCGGTTTCATCTGGCGTCGTGAGAAGAAGGACGAACTCGGTCGCGTGGTTGACCCTGAGATGTATCAGGAGTTCCCGAACAACCGAGTTGCTCGCACGATAGATATCATTAAGGAAGCTCAAGGCAAGGTTATCGTCTGGATTAAGTTTGAAGGAGACTTCAGACTCTTGACAAAGGCGTTGGAAGAGGCTAAGATCGGCTATGTGGATTACGTTGGAACAACTCCGAAAGATAAGCGACAGTCCAACATCGAAAAGTTCCGTACTGATCCTAACTGTAAGGTCTTTCTCAGCACCCCGAAGTCGGGTGGTATTGGACTCAACCTCACAGTGGCATCCGAAGTAATCTGGTACAGCCGAGACTTCTCGCTAGAGAATGAACTACAAGCAAATGACAGGTGTCATAGAATCGGGCAGACGAAGGTCGTGAATTACCATTTCTTGGTAACTCCTAAGACTATAGACGAAAGGATTGACAAGCTACTTCGCTCCAAGAAAGCGGTGGCTGAAAATCTGATAGACATAAGGGACCTCTTCGCCGATGAGTAAAGTATTTGTTCTACAGGCCACTCGGTATCAAGCCGACGTCAGCCCTGCCGCCGTGTACGGGGAGATCATCTTCGTGCTTTCTGCCGGCGATCGCACTTGTTCAAATCCAGAGCTCTCTGCCGAGAAGCTGACCAAGGCTCTGAAAGACTTCAACTACCGCGAGGACTTTATTGTCTGGGCTGGCGGTGATCCTCTGTCGGCTATTGTGACTGGACTCGTACTCTCGAATCTCGGCATGAAGAAATTTAGGTTTTTGCGTTTTGAGAAAAATAGGCATACAAAGCCGGGGCAACCCGTAACAGGGTTTTACTCGCCCGTTGAGGTTAATCTAGAAGAGAAGGAATGATACTGTGGCAGATAACGAGGACGTAGATTTCTTTGAGGAAGCAGATACCGCGACGGGTTCTGAAAAGTTCAAGGCTGACATCACCAACAAGGCTCGTGAATATCGTTTGATCCAGGGTCAGATGGACGAGCTCAAGAGTCAGATGAAAGAGCTCGCTACGCGCATGGGCATTATTGAAACGCGCGAGCTTCCGGACCTTTTGCGACAGGCGGGCGTGAAAGAGATCACCACTCTTGAAGGCCTCAAGGTCAGCACTAAGTATATCGTTGGGGCGATTCCGGCTGAGTCTAAGGAAATAGCGTATCAGTGGTTGGACGAGAATGGTCACTCCGACATTATCAAGCGTAACCTGAGCCTCCAGTTCGCCAAGGGTGACACTGAACAGGCTGAGAAGGCCGCGGAACAGCTCAGGGAACTCGGGTTTGAACCGACCACCAAGCTGGATGTCAACGCGCAAACCTTTATGGCCTTCGCGCGCGATCAGATCACAAATGGTAAGATGCTCCCGCTGGACCAGTGGGGTTGCTTCTATGGTGACAAGGCTGTAATCAAATAAAAGAATTTTGCTTTCGAGCAAAATATCCCTTGCGCTGTGAGTAAAGCTGCGTATAGTGGAATGTCTGGCTACCGGCCAGTTGATAGAGGACTAGAGACTTATGGCTAAAGAACCAGTTAAGAATGAAGAGAAGCCGGAAGAGAAAGCGGGCACCGAAGTAGCGACCCAGACCACAGGCTCTGAAGTCGCCCTCACGGAGGAAGATTTCTTTGAAGGAGCGGGCGAAGGCCTAGAGGACTTTAGTCAGTCCGATATGCTTGTTCCGTACGTGCGGATTGTTCAGGCGCTCTCCAAGGAGCTCCAGAAAAATCACGCCAAGTATCTCAAAGGTGCTGAGCAGGGTTGTCTCGTTAATTCGGCAACCCGCAAGATCATCAACGGCGAGAAGGGGTTCTACGCGATCCCGGTGTCCTTTGAACACCGTTACATGGCGTGGCGTCCCAACAATGCGGGTCCGGCTCACGATTACGGTAGTGACCCCGCGGTCTACAACAGCTTGACTGAAGACGATAAGCGCAAGCGGATGGACGCCGAAGGTAACGAAGTGACTGACTCCATGCAGTTCTTCACCATTATCGTGGACCCCGAGACGTTTGAGTACGAAATTGCTGTCCTGAACTTTGGCGGAAGTCAAATGAAAAAGGGCCGCGGATGGAGCACTCAGATTAACAACCGAATGGAACGCCATCCTGGGACGGGTAAGCTCATCCGCCCTGCGATCTACTTCTATTCGTACAAGATCACGACGCAACCTGAATCTAACGATCAGGGCTCGTGGTACGGGTATTCCATTGAGGAAGGCCCGAAGGTTAAGGATCTCACGAATGGTGGCGAGATCTTTAATTCAGCCAAGGGGCTTCGTGCCCGTATCACGGCTGGTGAAGTCAAGGCTGCTGTGGAAGACCCACGCGGTGAAGAAGAACCCACCGACGACAAAGCGTTCTGATCAAAACTGAGAAAGAAGGAAGTTGAAATGGCTGTGAAGCTCGATACTGAAAAGAAGCTGTTCATGGGGCCGACTGCGGTCCGTGAGGGCACCGTGGTTGACGCAATCCGTCAGGCCGTCCGTGATCTTGACAAGGGCGAGGGCGTTTCGTACCCCGACCTGGAAGCTCACATGATTGCCAATTGGGCACCGAAGAAGTCGCAGGGCTACGGCACTTCGTACGTGAAGGCTTATGTCCGTGACGCGGTGAACCGCTACGGTCATCTGTCGTACACGGACGAGGGTCACGAGTACTCGGCGATCACTGCGCCGGCGAAGGCTGAAAAGGCTCCCAAGGCCAAGAAGCTGACCAAGGCGCAGCAGGCTGAGGTTGACGCCCTCAAGTTCATCCAGAACAAGGGTGAGATCACGGACGTCAGCAACCTGGACGAGTCACAGGTCACCGTGCAGGACTTCGTTACGGAGACCGGCAAGAAGACCAAGACCGTCGAGGGTCAGCTCGCCAAGCTGGAAGCCGCGGGTTTCATTCGTACCGAGAACGTGGACGGCAACGAGCCCGACACGACCGTTACCTATGTCTACCTGACTCCCGCCGGCTTCGCCCACATCGGTGCCAACGATCCGGAAGCCGCTGCCAGCGGTGACCCGACCGGTGCCACTGGTGCCGAAGGCGAAGAGTAAGTAGCAGACTAGGGCGGGCTCCGCGTGATCCATCTCAGGGTGGGTTGTAAACGTTCGTAACAGGCGTTAACGAAGCTCTAGTCTCAAGAAGGCGGGTGTCCCACGGCACCCGCCTTTTCTTTCAGGTGATTCATGCAAGTAGAGTGGGAACTCATAAATACTATCCCGAAAGAAATCCACACCGCTTGGATATACCATCCTTTTGAGGGAGTCCAGGTAGGAACGCGAGGTCTTGCTGGCGAATGGTGGATAGGTGCTAGTCTGAGATCCTGGGGTCCTACTCATTGGGCACCGTTCCAAACACCTAGAGGTCCCGATGAACATACCGACTAGAGATCCTTATCAGACATTCGTGTTCTATCTCAATGAACGCGAGAGAATTCGTCAAAAGCGTGAACTAGGTGAGCCCGGTCCTTGGACTGAGGATCCCATTCTGAACAAGTATAAGTTCACAAACATCATGCGGTTTCAAGATCGTACAACGCGCTGGCTGGTGAAGAATTGGTATCAGCCTCACCGTGACGCTCCGAAAGATATTCAGGCTCTGAACTGTGCAATCGCACGGTACTTCGGGCATGAGGGATTCTTAGGCGCGATTGGGTACCAAATGACCTGGGACCCAGACTTCATCTTGGATACCGCGAACAATATGCTTCGCCACGGCAAAAAGGTGTTCACCGGAGCGTACATCATTACGAACGCCGGTAGCACTGACCCGAAGCAGAATGTCGTGGTCACGCAATTCCTGACTCCGTACCGTCATAACCTTGACAAGATCGTGCGTCTCTGTGATCAGGGTTCCTGGAAGCTGGTGTGCGAATTCTTGCAGACTCTTCCCGGCATTGGGCCGTTCATGTCCAAGGAGATTGCTCTGGACATGATGCTCTGTCCTCTCCTTGAGAACGCGACTGACAAGCTCACGTGGACTCCAGCTGGACCGGGTGCGATACGTGGTCTCAATCGTCTTGCGGGCCGACCCGTACAGACCGGGATGACCCAGAACGCAGCATTACACGAGATGAAAGTACTGATGGGGAAACTCTCCACGGAACACGTCTTTGAGTCTCATATGCCGACCATCGGCGTGAACTTCGGTGTGACGGACATTCAGTTCAGCCTGTGCGAGCTGGACAAGTATCTCCGTGTGCAGAATGGAGAGGGTCGTCCTCGCTCTGGGTACGACTGGAAGAAAGCAAAACCGCTGGCGGTTTGAGACAGGGTGTGCTACTATGAAGTTAGTGGTAGGACCAGATACGATAACCGCACGACGATTCGCGAGAGAGATGGGAGACTCATGGGACGGGGTCGCTTTCTCTGAGCTTCTAAATATGACGGGTCAGCGTTGGGACATCATAATAATAATCCAGCCACTTCGCATTCAAGTTCTTACTCCAGTAACCTTAAGAGAGTATATTCATCAGCACGTAAAGACTAAGATGACCCCGGGAAACGAACGGAATATCTATGTCCTGTAAAGCCTTCATAACCGTGAACGAAATTTCACGTCGTGAGATGAAACGGAAGCTCGGGCCTATTCTCGGTTCGGAATGGAAATTCTTTACGATACAGCAGGCATTCGCTGGTTTGCAATTTGACACGGTGATTATTCATGAACACCGATTCATGTGTCACACTAACGGTTTTGATCGTATGGCACAACTTCTGGACGTGGTTCGGGGTCGTATGACTAAGGATAATACTCATAACTTCGTTATACTTTAGGAGACTCAAATGCACGTTGGAATCGGGGATGCGATTGCCTTCCGCATAGACAAGATCTTTCTTGATGGAGAAGAGATCTTCTACGTAATGGAATTCGACACCGATGAAGGTTGGCTAATTCACGTAGTCCATGACGAAGAAGGTCAGGTCGTAATTGAAAATAGAGAAGTCAAGACCGAGCGTCTTACAGGAACAGTAACCTATACTCTAGGAGAGACTTATGCAAATCTACATTCCAACTCGTGACCGCATCAACGCTCAATTTACTTGGGCGAACCTAGGCCCAGAATTGCAGCAACACACTACCCTAGTTTGCCCCGCGGATGAGGCTCAGACCCATCTGAATGCTCATCGAAACGCGGTAGCGCGGCCCCCGGTGCGCCTTGCCAGTGTGCGCCAATGGATTGTCGATGAGCTTGCTAGACAGGATGAACCTGTGATCATGTGTGATGATGATTTAGCGTTCTTCGTGCGTAAGAGTCCAACTGCTCACAACCTGCGTCCGGCCGGCGAAGATGTCGTTAGGATCTTTGAGCAGTTGCACGAGTTGGTCGCTGACGGGTTTACGAACAAGGACGGGCAGCCGATTCAAACATTCAACCACGCTGGACTCTCACCGCGCCAAGGAAACAATTGGGCGTTTCCCGACACGCGGTTGATTAACGAACGGATGAACGCGGTTCACTGCGTTTGGCCCGAAGCTCTTCGCCATTACGGTATCCGCTACGATGACGTAGATATGATGGAGGACTACCATGTCACACTGTCCCTGTTCGAGAAGGGGGAGAAATCTTGCTCAATTGTTGATGCGGCTTGGGATCAATGCAAAGGAAGCGGAGCGCCTGGAGGTTTTAGTCACTACCGGACAAGTGAGACTCAAGCGGCGGCGGCACACAAACTCGCCGAACTCCATCCGCTTTCGGTCAAAGTTGTAGAGAAAGAACCTAAGACGGGCACTGGTGGATTCGCCGGCAAGCGCACTGACGTTCGTGTTCAGTGGAAGCAAGCGTACAACCGCGGAACTAAGAATCCGACCTATAGCCGTAATCCCGAATACAGCTAAGATTTGCAAACCGAGATACTCTAGGGTAAGGTGATACTATGTTCCACTTTGTAATTGGTGACCCCAACATCGGTCTTTCTCAAGTTCTCGAAGGCCTCAGGTCCGACGGTATCTCAGAAGAAAGCCGCAACGGCCCTGTTCTTCGTTTTCCTCGGCCTGTGTGCCTAGAGTATCCTATGCCTCAGGAAAGGCTGGTGACCTCTGCTATTCGTGACGCCAACCCGTTCTTCCACTTGTTTGAAACGATGTGGATGTTCGCCGGCATGAATGAGATTGAGCCTTTGCTGAAATACAATTCAGGGATGGCTCAGTACTCTGACGACGGCAAGACTCTTCGTGGTACTGCCTATGGACACCGCTGGCGTGTCAAGTGGGGCGATCAGCTTCAAGAAGTCGTAAGTCAGCTTAGACTTAATCCTACTAGTCGTCAGATAGTTATGTCTATGTGGGATCCTAACGAACTATTCATGAAGAACAGCAAGGACTTCGCGTGTAACCTGCAAGTCATGTTTAGTACTCGGCCGAATCGAAGTTCTAAGGATGGGCGTCGTATTCTGGACATGACAGTTACCAACCGTAGCAATGATCTTATCTATGGGTCCATGGGTAGCAATATCTTTCACTTCTCCATGCTGCATGAGCTGGTCGCGTTCCAGTCTTATTTACAGCTAGGGACTTATTATCAGATCGCTAATAATCTTCACCTTTATACAGAGAATCCTGCTGCGGCTAGATGCTTAGAGAATCTCGGGCGTCTTTCTTACTCTGGAAACTGCTTTGACGACAGTATGACCCGTTTGGGTGCGCCGTTACTCATGCAGCCGTATGATGATCTCGTACGCAAGAACTTCATCCAGCCGGGGGACCAGACTTATTTGGGACAGGTTGTGTATCCAATGATTGCAGCTTACGACCGATTCAAGGATAAGAGCTATGGGTCGCTTAATACGCGGATTGAGTCGGCTTGCGAAATCCTGGATAAATGCGCTTCTGAACCATTGCGAGTGAATGGTGCTGAATGGCTTACTAGAAGGATGAAGTAATGGGTAGTAAAGTCTTACGAGGCTGGCACTCCGGCCAAGTAGTTCGCAAGCATACGATGATGAACTTGCGTCCCGAAAATATCGCTGAACATACGTGGGGAGTTATTCATGTCTTACTTTCTGTCTGGCCTGATTGCCCTGCTAGAACTATCATCGCCGCTCAGTATCACGATTTTGGTGAACGGGCGACGGGTGATGTACCTGCGACGACCCGCTGGGAGAACCCAGAAGTCGCTAAGGTATTTGATAAGCGTGAACACGACTTCATGCGCGACAACCTACATCCATATATAGCCGACATCGTCACCAACATGACGGAGCTAGAGAAGCTCATGATAGAATTCGCTGACCGTACTGAGTTCTGTTTCAGTATGTTCCGAGAGATCAACATGGGTAATCTGTATGGGTTGAAACCTTTCAAGAGATCATTTGATAAGGCTGCATATGCAGCAATCAAGATCTTAGACTTAGACGAAGAGACCTGGAAACCCGCAGCCAATTTCTGGCTGGATGTAGTAAATCTTAGAAACAAATTGGAGTCTAGGCATGGACAAATCACCCTCGGCTAATGAAATCCAAATCGGCGGCGATCACTACAAGGGGCGCAATGATAACGATATCCAGCATTGGGACATCATGTCCAAGAACAATGTCGGGTATCTTGAAGGGAACCTGACCAAGTACCTGCGTCACCGTAAGAAGAACGGACTTCAAGACGTCCTGAAGATGATGCACTACTTGGATAAGATCCTTGAGTGTATTGACACGTTCGGTTATCGACCGATGGGAATGGTTCCGTACTCTACTATAGAGCTGTTTATCAGTCAGCAAGGTTACAATGAGCACGAAGGTCACATCATGTATCAGATGTGCCGTTGGGTTCGCAGGGAACAAGTGGAGTCTTGCCGTCCCCACATCCAGGCTCTCATTGATGAATACTCAACTGCCAAATAAGACTTGTCTACGGAGGGTGGCGGTGCTACCCTCCATTTACGAGGCGACCCACCGGGCCGTCGTCGGAGGCGGAGAAATAGCGTGGCGTTTGACTTTCCCGAACTACATGGACCAATTACTCTAGATCTTGAGAACCACGACCCTAAACTGAAAGAACGAGGTTCAGGGTGGCCCTATAAGAAGACGGGCATCAACGGTGGTAAGATACTCGGGTTCGCTTATCATTCAGATTCTACACCCGAAGGTGGCTACGTTCCTATCGGTCACACCGAAGGTAACGAAGATCCTATCAAGGTTAAGGCTTGGCTCAAGCATCAAGTCACCAAAGACGAGAAGCAACCGAAGATCTTTGCCAACGCCCTGTACGACGTAGGCTGGCTGACCTCTGAAGATCTAGCGCCAGTCGGCCCCATTGAAGACATCATGTTCCAGGCTCCGCTTCTTGACGAGAGCCGGATGAACTACCAGCTTGACCGGCTAGGTAAAGACTACCTCGGCGAAGGTAAGGACGAGACTCTGCTGGCTGAGGCCGCTAAGAAGCTCGGCCTGAAGAATACTAAGAAAGATAACGTCAAGTCTCACTTGATGATTATTGACCCCAAGATCGTCGGTATATACGCGACGCAGGATGCGTGTCTGACTCGCAAGTTATGGGACCATTTTAATCCCATGATGATAGAGCAGGAACTTAACGAGGTCTACCAGCTTGAGTGTGATCTCATCCCCATTCTTATCGCGATGCGTATGCGCGGGGTCCGCGTTGATGTTAGGCAATGTGAACTAGAACAAGCCCTACTCGTCCAGGAAGAGTCAATCGCGCGTGACTTCGTCAAGGACAAAACCGGCATCACGGTAGGTTCCTGGGATAATGCTGCGGAGCTAGCTCGTGTTCTAGACAAGGTAGGAATTCCCTATGGACTTACAGAAAAGACTCAGCAGCCTAGCATCACGGCAGGATGGCTCAAATCACTCGGTCACCCCGTTACAGACGCTATACTCAGGGGTCGTAAGACAGCCAATATCAGATCGACATTTCTGGAGAACGCACTTCTCAATCTTCAAGAAGACGGTCGCATCTACCCGAACTTTAACCCGCTACGAAAGGATGACGACCAAGCGTCAGGTGTTCTCGGGAAGGAACTCAAATCGGGAACGAAGGGTGCTGTTTCTGGACGATTCAGTTCGTCCGACCCGAACTTTCAACAGATCCCTTCGCCGGAAAAAGATCCAGAACTCGGCTTCATGGTGCGGAAACTCATCCTTCCAGAAGAAGATGAAAAGTTTCACGTCATGGACTACTCGTCCCAGGAACCGCGGCTGATCGTACATTTTGCCGAGTTGACAAACTGTCGTAAAGCCGCGGAGATGGCAGACCGATTCCGTGAAGACCCCAACACAGATCTTCACGACGAAACCCGCATGATGGTCGCGCGCGCGCTTAAAGAGTGGGAAGATCCTTCTAAGCGCAAGCCAGCGAAGATCATCAACCTGGGAGTCGCTTACGGTATGGGAGGCGGCAAGCTGGCGTTCAGCCTTGGTCTTCCTTACACGATGGCGAGCTTCATCAAGGGTACCCAGACCTTTGAGTATATGAAAGCCGGTCCTGAGGCTCAGGAACTCATGGCGATTTTTGACCAGGAAGCGCCGTTCATCAAACAGCTCGCGTATAAAGCTCAGGGTGCCGTGAAGAAGCGCGGGTATATCAAGACTCCGCTCGGCCGACGATTCCGCTTCCCGAAGGATGAGTACGGG